TTATTCATGCCTAATAAAGATGGAAGATTTAATATTTCTTGGGTTCCTAATAGAGAACAACAAAACAAAGTTATATTAAAAAATAATACAAAATATCCTGGTAATGAACATATGGGCGCATTTGGTTGTGATAGTTATGACATATCAGGAACAGTAGATAATAGAGGTTCAAAAGGTGCTTTACATGGTTTAAGTAAATTTAGCATGGAAGATTCACCTACTAATCATTTCTTTTTAGAATATATTGCTAGACCTCAAACAGCGGATATATTTTTTGAAGATGTATTAATGGCGTTAGTTTTTTACGGAATGCCTTTACTCGCAGAAAATAATAAACCAAGGTTACTTTACTATTTAAAACGTAGAGGTTACAGAGGTTATTCTATGAACAGACCTGATAAGGTTTGGAATAAATTATCTACAACAGAAAAAGAAGTTGGTGGTATACCAAACTCTAGTGAAGATATAAAACAAGCTCATGCGGCAGCGATTGAAATGTATATTGAAAATTATGTAGGATACAATAATGAAAGTTATGGTGACATGTATTTTCAAAGGACGTTAGAAGACTGGGCTAAATTTAATATAAATAACAGAACTAAATTTGATGCTGCTATTAGCTCTGGATTAGCTATAATGGCTTGTAATAAAAATAAGTATAAACCCGTTGCGGACTTTAAAAGGGAAGTTGTCCCTTTAGGTTTTAAAAGATACAAAAACGAGGGTTATAACTCAAAAATCATACAATAAATGAATGGTGTAGACACTAATTATCTAAGTGGCTTTCCTAGTCAGGTAGTACCTTTCGAAGAAAAGAACACATATGAATACGGCCTCAAAGTAGCTAGAGCAATTGAAAACGAATGGTTCAGTAATAATAGATATGGTAATGGCGGCGCTAGCGGTTATGGATTATTTAAAACTAATTATTCTGAATATCACAATAGAAGACTATACGCTAGGGGAGAACAATCAATACAAAAATATAAAGATGAATTAGCTATTAATGGTGATTTATCTTATTTAAACTTAGACTGGAAACCAGTTCCTATTTTATCTAAATTTGTAGATATAGTAGTCAACGGTTTATCTGATAGAGATTACGATATTAAAGCTTATTCTCAAGATCCTGATTCAGTCAAAAAAAGAACTGATTACGCAACAGCATTAATGCGTGATATATCTGCTAGAGATTATTTAAGAGAAGCTAAGGATACCTTAGGTTTAGATTTATATTCTACACAAAATAAAGAAAATCTACCTGAAAATAAAGAAGAGTTATCTTTACATATGCAATTAGATTACAAGCAAAGTATAGAGATAGCAGAAGAAGAAGTAATATCAAATGTATTAGCTCAAAACAAGTTTAAAGAAACCAAAACTAGAATTATACAAGATTTGGTAATACTAGGTATTGGAGCTGTTAAAACTAATTTCAATACTTCAAACGGAGTAACAGTAGAATATGTTGACCCCGCAGAATTAGTTTACTCGTATACTAAAGATCCTAACTTTGAAGATTTATATTATGTAGGTGAAGTTAAAATGATTAGTATATCAGAGCTTAAAAAACAATTTCCTTATTTAACTGATCAAGAGTTGAAAGAAATTGAAAAGTTTCCTGGTGAACAAAACTATTTAAGAAACTGGAATGAAGCACCTGATGTAGTTGCTGTTATGTTTTTTGAATATAAAACCTACATGGATCAAGTTTTTAAAATTAAAAAGACTGATCAAGGTTTAGAAAAAGCTTTAGAAAAGCCTGACACGTTTAATCCTGAAGCTAATGATAATTTTGATAGGGTTTCAAGATCTATTGAAGTTTTATTTACAGGAGCTAAAGTGTTAGGTATAAATAATATGATCTCTTGGAAACTATCAGAAAATATGTCTAGACCTTTTGCAGACAGTACAAAGGTTAGAATGAATTACTCAATATGTGCTCCAAGAATGTATCATGGTAGAATAGAATCACTTGTAAGTAGAGTTACAGGATTTGCTGATATGATACAATTGACTCATCTGAAAATGCAACAAGTAATATCTCGTATGGTACCAGACGGTGTTTATGTAGATGTTGATGGATTAGCAGAGGTTGATTTAGGTAATGGAACTAACTATAATCCACAAGAAGCATTAAACATGTATTTTCAAACTGGTAGTATAGTTGGTAGATCTTTAACGCAAGATGGTGATCCAAATAGAGGTAAAGTCCCTATTCAAGAATTAAGAACATCAAACGCTGGTGCTAAACTTCAAAGTTTAATTACAACGTATCAGTACTATTTACAAATGATTAGAGACGTGACAGGTTTAAATGAGGCTAGAGATGCTAGTACTCCAGATCCTGATTCATTAGTAGGGTTACAGAAACTAGCCGCTTATAACTCCAATGTAGCGACTAGACACATATTACAAGGATCGTTATATTTAGCCGTTAGAACTGCAGAAAATATTTCATTAAGAATTGCTGATTGTTTAGATCACGAGTTATTAGCAGAGTCTTTAAAAAATTCTATTAGTACTTTTAATGTAGGAACTTTAAATGAAATTAGAAATTTAAATCTTTTTGATTTTGGTATTTATTTAGAACTAGAACCAGATGCAGAAGAGAAAGCACAACTAGAGCAAAGCATACAAATTGCTTTAAAAATAGGAGGTATTAATTTAGAAGATGCTATAGATATTAGAGAAGTAAATAATATCAAACTAGCTAATCAATTATTAAAACTAAAACGTAAACAAAAACAAGCTTACGAACAGCAAGTACAACAACAAAATATTCAGATGCAAGCTCAAGCAAACGCTAAAGCAGCTGAGCAAGCGGCTATGTCTGAAGTACAAAAGCAAGAAGCGTTGGCAAATACACAATTACAAATTGAACAAGGAAAATCTCAATTTGAAATTCAAAGAATGCAAACTGAAGCTCAAATTAAAAAAGAGTTAATGCAGGTTCAACATCAATTTGATATGAAGTTAGCTGAAATGGATATAGCAGCTAGAACTGAAAAAGAAAAAGAGATAGAAGACCGAAAAGACAAGAGAACAAAGATACAAGCTACACAACAAAGTGAAATGATTTCACAAAGAAAAAATGATACGATGCCAGTTGATTTTGAAAACAATGAACAATTACCTGGAGGATTTGATTTAGAAGCGTTTGTGTAGTATTTTTTATTAATTTTATATTATTTTATTATGGCAAAAAACAAAGATTCTGGATCTTTAAAGATCAAGAAAAAATCTATTAAAGAACAGGTTAAAACAAACGAACCTGCTAAAGTAGATTTAAGTAAAAAAGTAGAAGAAACAGTTACACCAACTGTTGAAGCTAAAGTAGATTTAACACAAAAACCAAAAGAAGATGCCGTTCAAACATCAAAGACAGATGATAGCAATGTTACTGTCGAAAAACCCGAAGACAAGGGAGACAGCACAACAGTGGTTGAAGGTGTACGGGAAACCGAAGAAGAAGTAATTCCTTTACAAGAGATTACTGATGAACCTGTAAAACAAACTGCACCTACAAAGTCTACAGAAAAAGAAATTGTATTACCAGAAAATATAGAAAAGCTGGTTAAATTCATGGAGGAAACAAATGGATCAATGGAAGATTACGTCAGATTAAACGCTGATTACTCAACAATTGATTCAGGTATTTTACTTAAAGAATATTACAAAAAAAGTAAACCACATCTAAATGATGAGGAAATAAAATTTATCATGGAAGAAAATTTCGACTATGATGAAGACGTTGATGAAGAGCGAGACATCAAAAGAAAAAAACTTGCTTACAAGGAAGAGGTTGCTAAAGCCAAAAACTTTTTAGAAGATGTTAAAAGTAAGTATTATGACCAAGTCAGATTAAGACCTGGTGTTACTGGAGAACAACAAAAAGCTATTGACTTTTTTAATCGCTACCAAAAAAATCAGGAAGTTGCTTTACAACAACATGAGGATTTTAAACAAAAAACGTCTAGTTTATTCACTGATGAATTCAAAGGTTTTGATTTTGCAGTTGGTGAAAAGAAATATAGATATGGTGTTAAAAATCCAAACGAAGTTGCAAAGGCTCAGAGTAATTTACAAGACTTTGTTCAGAAGTTTCTGGACGATAAGGGCAACGTACAAGACGCTCAAGGTTATCATAAAGCAATCTTTACTGCTAGAAATGCGGACAAAATAGCACATCACTTTTATGAGCAAGGCAAAGCCGATGCTGTTAAAGATGTTGTGAATAAATCTAAAAATGTATCTACAGAGGCGCGTACGTCTCCAAGTGGTGATGTATTTATAGGTGGTTTAAAGGTTCGTGCTATTAGTGGTTCTGATACCAATAAATTAAAAATTAAAAAACGATAATTTAAAAACAATTAATTATGCCCTTAAATCCTTTATTTGGTACGTTAAACCCGTCGCAGATCCAACAGATCACTTCGGATAACTACCTTAGTTTTACAGATGGTGCTAATGACTTCGCTCAGCAGTACCTACCTGAAATTTATGAAGCTGAAGTTGAAAGATATGGAAACAGAACTCTTTCTGGCTTTATAAGAATGGTCGGCGCTGAAATGCCGATGACATCTGATCAAGTAGTTTGGTCAGAACAAAATAGATTACATATATCTTACGATACTGTACAACCATTAGGTGCTGCAGGAAACGTATTAGATTTATTTGTAGTCCCAACAGCAGGACTTGCAAACGTTATTACTCCAGGTATGACTGTAGTAGTTTTGCCTAAGTCTGGTGGTGATGCTATCAAAGCTTACGTTGCTGATTCTGGTATTGTTCCTGGATCTGCTCTTAATGCTAATGAGATTCAAGTATTCCCTTACCGTGAAACTTCTGCTGGTGGTGGTTTAATTCCTGCTGACGCTGTAGGATTCAAAGTATTTGTATATGGTTCTGAATATCCAAAAGGAAGTTCAGGAGTATTAGAAAACGTTGAGCCATCTTTCACACAGTTCTCAAACAAACCAGTTATTATTAGAGATAGATACGTTGTATCTGGTTCTGATACTGCACAAATCGGTTGGGTTGAAGTAGCTGCTGAAGACGGAACAAACGGATACTTATGGTATCTAAAAGCTGAATCAGAAACTAGATTAAGATTCGAAGATTACTTAGAAATGGTTATGGTTGAAGGTGAAGACGCAGAGATTAACGCTGCTTCTGCTAACTTATTCCATACTCAAGCTAACGCTGGTATTACAGACTTTAACGCTGCTAATGCTGCTTTACTAGGTACTCAAGGTTTATTTGCTGCTATCGTTGACAGAGGAAATGTATTCTCTGCTTTCGCTGGTGCATTAGCTGATTTCGATACAATTCTTGAGAATTTAGATTCACAAGGAGCTATTGAAGAAAATATGTTATTCTTAGACAGAGCTACAGAGCTTGACATAGACAACATGCTTGCTT